CTACCCACTTGGACAATCCAGTTGGTTCTTTGCGCCATCGTTTGGCGTTGCGGCGATCTTTAGATTCCTACTTTTCCTACAAGGTTTCCACAACTGGACTCTCAACCCCTTCCATATGATGGGTGTTGCAGGTATCCTGGGTGGTGCATTGCTTTCTGCCATCCACGGTGTTACAGTAGAGAATACTTTGTACCAAGATGGTGAACAAGCAAATACTTTCAAGGCTTTCGACAGCACTCAAGAAGAAGAAACCTATTCAATGGTTACGGCAAACCGTTTCTGGTCTCAGATCTTTGGTATTGCGTTCAGTAATAAGAGGTGGTTGCATTTCTTTATGCTGTTTGTTCCTGTTATGGGTCTGTGGACAAGTTCCATCGGTATTATTGGTCTTGCTCTCAACCTTAGGGCTTATGACTTTGTTTCCCAGGAAATCAGAGCAGCAGAAGACCCAGAGTTTGAAACCTTCTACACGAAAAACATCCTTCTGAATGAAGGTCTTCGTGCCTGGATGGCACCAGTGGATCAACCACACGAATCGTTCGTCTTCCCAGAAGAAGTTCTACCGCGTGGCAACGCACTCTAACTTATGATATAATTAGAGGGGTAAACACCCCTCTTTTTTTATGCAACAAGAATACTGGACGGTCTATACTCCTGACGGTAGGAAGTATGCAGACTGTGGATGGGAACGAGATGCTATTCGTCTTGTCGAAATGGTTCCTGGTAGGACCTATCGTAAGACCAAGTATCTCCACGACCAAGTAATTGATGTCACAGCTACAACGGACAAACAATTACCTGGACAACAAGGATTACCCCCCGCCAAAATTAGAGTTGGCGGACAAGAGCTTGACATTCAACAGAAATTACCCGAGTCTGAATTAGAAGAGTTTACAGTATGAAAAAACTATTTCTTGCCCTGCTCCTAGCAGCAGCTCCAGCATTTGCTGGTGAAGATAAGATCACCAAAGGATACAACAGCATGGACGCCATGGGTTGTATGTTGGTGCGTGAATGTAAGAATGATGTAGAAGAAGTTCACTCCCTTCTTGACATCTCCTCACAGTATGATAATACTGAGGAGTTCACATCAGTTGCACATGAGTTCAACATGATGCTGATGTCAATGAATCAGGTTGGAATCAAAGTATTCCTTGCTGACCAGCGTTACTTCCCCGTCATGCATCGTGGTGTGTATCATACTGTGAGTAATAATGTATATCTAAACAGGAGATATATGAATCAACCACATATCCTAATGCAGTTGATGCGTCATGAAGGATGGCACGCTGCTCAAGATTGCATGGCAGGTACGATTAATAATAGTATGATTGCTATCATCAAACCAGAGGAAGATGTTCCTATGATCTGGCGTGTGATGGCAGAGCGTACTTATCCAGCATCTGCTGTGCCCTGGGAAGCAGAGGCACAGTGGGCAGGTCGCACTGCTGGTATGACACAAGAAGCACTTCAAGCATGTGCAGCTGGTGAGATGTGGAAAGTCTATGAACCTACTCCCATGACTCGCGAGTGGTTAGTTGAAAATAATTACATTGCAGAATGAGTCCTGAAACATATCCTCTTCTTCCTTATATCATAGTTCGTGATCAAGACGAATCTTTTAAGTCAACAATTCAAGGAGACTTGATGGACTGGATGGATTCATATGCATTGAAACATAAAGGAAATAATAGAAGTAATGTAAATGGATACCAAAGTCCAGATAATTTCTGGACAGAACCATCGTTTGACAAATACTTATCCTATATGGAGGATCGAATAGATGCGATGGTTGAATCATATAAAGAGCATGATATGGTCATTTATAATAATGACTATAGAATATCTAACATGTGGTTCAATATTAATTACAATGGGTGTTACAACGGTCAGCACAGTCATCCTGGTTGTCCTTTAGCTGGAGTTCTCTGGGTTGATATCCCAGATAACTCTGGCAATTTTACTTTTCACCATCATGATGGACATAGTTTATCTGAGCTCCAGCATACAACATGGGGGTTTGAACCTGAAGGTGGTTTGATGATGTTATTTCCTGGATCTTTTGCTCATAATGTTGATGAGAATAGATCAAATGAACCCAGATATTCCATCGCTTTTAATCTTTATGATAAATACTAAGAAGCTCAATTTCTTTTTGTCGTAATGCCAACTCGCATTAAACCAAAACGAAGTACCACGCAGGGTCAGATTCCTGGTCTTAACGACCTGGAAGATGGTGAAATGGCTATTAATATAGTAGACCAAAAAATCTATGTCCGCGTTGGTAACGATGTAGAAACTGTTGCCCAGGCAGCAACAGGTGCTACCCCTATTTTTACTGAGATTAATGGTCCATCGACCACTCAGTTGGTTGTTAATAAAAGATACTTGATGAACACCAGCAGTGGAGTCATCAATGCAACCATGCCTATCGTCAACCTATCTCCTGGTGACAGTATCGAGATGGGAGACGGCGGACAAAACTGGAATATAAATAATGTTATATTGACCTCAGCTTCGCACCAATTTAAGGATGCTATTGGCAATTTAGATGATGGTCCTGTTAACTTAGATGTTACGGGTGTGACAGTTATGTTCTTGTGGACAGGTAATTATTGGAGAATCATTAGCTAATGGCAATCTCACTAAGTAATGCTCACTTTAGTCCTCAGGACTCCACAGGTTACTTTGTATATGCTCTGCGAAGAGATGATGATGACATGCTACACTTCACAAAAGTGAGCACGGCATCAACAACAGAGACCTTCGATCCTTTCCGTCTTGACGGTACACAAGTCGAAGAGTTCGGTGACTACGATGATTATGTCGAAGAGACAACCGAACAGAAAGCACTCGCCAATAACTCACAAGATAAATATCAGCAGATACGCTTTGATAGGCGAAACTTAAATTATTTCTTAGACACTGATGGATATCTGGTCCTTCAGGTCAACGGAACCCACTCATACTCTGGACCTGTTTAACGAGAACCTACGATGGCAGAATTTAGACTTGGCAGACTGAAATTTAACTGGCGTGGAGCCTGGGCTGCTTCTACTGCATATGTAATTGATGACATCGTTAGATACGGTGCCAATTCATATGTTTGTACAGGCAACCATACTTCAGATTCTGCTTCCAACGGATTCCCTAGCGACAGCTCCTACTGGTCGCTGCACACAGGGGGAATCGACAACGCTGGGACATGGACTCCTAGCACGGCTTATGTCGTAGACGATATTGTACAAGAGGGTGGTAACCTCTACATTTGTACCTCTCAGCATACCTCTATTGGTGTGCCTAGTTCCTGGTACAGTTCCGACTTCCCCTCCTATTGGGAACTTTTCCATGAGGGTGTCAGCTTTAAGGGTGCGTTCACCACTGACACTTACTATGGCATCAACGCTATTGTTAGCTACGGTCCCTATCAATATCGTTGTACTACACCATTCCAAGTCCCTGCAGACTATACAATGCAGGGCGTTTCTACCTCAGCTCATGACCCAACTGGTATTGGTTCTGATGGTTTCTATCCTCCTGGTGGCAACTTCGCTACCTTCTCTGAAGGTTTTGCAAACCAGCTGAAGTATGGTGCCACCACCAGATATGAAAGAGGTGACATTGTTGAGTATGATGGTGCTGCTTATGTTGCCATCAGTACTAATCCTTATGGTCTTGCTCCCGCAGAAAATACTGATGATTGGGCACTGTTGATTGGTGGTATTGGTACTGGCGGCGCTGGTGTATACAATCCTAATCAAACATATTCCAGAGGCGAGACAGTAACTCTGGGTGGTAATACTTATATTGCCGACGAAACTTTAATCAATGTTGATAAGAGACCAGTTGGTCTTGCTATCACTTCTGTTGATACTGGTGTCAATGGTTGGTCCTTGGCAGTTCGTGGTCAGAGTTGGAACGGTACATATTCTGCTACAGATATGTACGAGATCGGTGATCTCGTCGAGTATTCTTCCTCTGCATATGTTTCGGTTGCATCTTCTAACATTGGTGTAACTCCTGGTACTGCTGTCACAATGTGGCAGGCATTTGCTATCGGTGATAGTGCAGCTCTGCTGACAACCAAAGGTGACCTGCTCACTAGAAACTCAACTGGTCCTACCAGACAGGGTATTGGTACTCAAGGAACCTTCCTGAAAGTAAACTCTAGTGACGAGGTTGAGTGGAACTATCCTGGTATTCGTACCAAGATCTACTATGTTGACGCTCAGCAAGGTAGCAACAACAATGTAGGTTATACTGCTGACGCTGCATGGGCAACTGTTGCTTATGCATCTACTGCTGCTCAGATTAGAAGAGATATTACTAACTTTGTTTATGATGAGTCTACTGGTATTGCAACAGTAACTGCTGCAGAGCATGGTCTGTTCCCGAACTCTGAGATTAAACTTTCTGGTATTGCTCTCACCTGTTCTTCCGCACATGCTGGTGTTACTACTACTATCTTCCCTGATGGTACACAAGGTTTCTTCTTCACAGTTGACTCGGTTACTGACTCTAACACCTTCGTAACTAATGTTGGTATCTCCACTATTGCTCACGATTATGTCAGCGGTGGTGAAGTAGTTGACTCGTCTCCTGTTATTCTGAAGTTGTCTGCTGGTGTATTCCAAGAACAGCTTCCTATTACACTGCCTAAGAACTTCTCTATTGCTGGTGATGTTCTGAGAGGCACGACAATTGAGCCTGCTGCTGGTCTTTCTCTTGACGGTGTAACTCCGAACACTCGTTCGACGATGTTCTTCGTCTCTGACTCCACTACAGTTCAGGCGATCACGATGCGTGGTCTCCAAGGTTTCAGATATGATGTAACTGATCCATTCAATACTGACCTCTGGGGTCCAAAGGTTGGTGTAGGAACCACAGCTTGTGGTGTATACTTCAGACTGAACCCCGAGACTCCGATCCTTGATCGCTCTCCTTACATCAAAGACTGTACTGCTTTCTCTAATGTATGTACTGATGGCACTGGTCACGGTGGTGCAATCGGCGTATTCATTGAGGGTGGTGTTCACGAACCCAAGGCATCTGCGGAGGGTAGAGGTGGTAAGTCGATGGTCTTCGACGCCTTTACCAATATTAACTCTGACGGTGTAGGTTTCTTCCTGGAAGACGATGCTCTTGCTGAGATCGTGTCTTCCTTCACCTACTATTGTTCCTTTGGTTATGTTTCCGACGATGGTTCTGAGATCAGATCTCTGTCGGGTAACAACTCCTACGGCGATTACGGTGCTATTGCTTGTGGATTCTCCACTCTAGAGACTCCCAGAGCTGGTCGCCTCTTCGGTGACAAGCTGGAGATCGTTGTTGGTCAGGTAGCAGGTACGCTCTCTGTTGGTGCCACGATGCGTGGTACTGTATCTGGTGCTCGTGCTGTTATCACCAACAATCAGGAGTCTGGTGAGCAGATGTACTTCAAGTACGACTCTGGATTTGGTAACCCTGATGGCGGTAATGGTGCCGTTGGTGTTGGTACTAGCGTCTTTGTTCCTGGAGAATATGTTGAGTGTGACTCTGTTGGTGCTGGTGCAACTGGTAGATTCCAGATCAAGGCTGCTTCCAACGCTGTCTCTGGTCAGAAGGACATCCTGTTCGAGATCACTGGTCTAAGCACAACTCCTAAGGTTGGTGATGCTCTCGGATTCACCACGGTTGGTATGGGTTACTCTGATACTACCACCTACATCATCAGAACCGTAACTAACTACGACTCTGGCACTGGTCGTGCAACGATTAATGTTGCTCCTGGTAAGGGTTCAGCTCCTGCTTCGTTCGATGATCAAGAGTTCTTAATGAGAACGGACTTCTCCAAGGTTCGCCTCACGGGTCATGACTTCCTGCTGATCGGTACTGGTAACACTTCTGAAACCAACTACCCGAATGTTAATGAGAACACTGCTTCTCAAGGTAACGAGACTAATGTTGAGAGATCTGGTAAGATCTTCTTCGTCTCTACTGACCAAGGTGGTAACTTCAGAGTTGGTGACTTCTTCTCCGTTAACCAGCTGACTGGTGCTGCTACCCTGGATGCTTCCGCGTTCAACCTGTCTGGTTTGACAGAACTGAGACTGGGTGCTATCGGTGGTCAGGTCGGTGAGGCAATTAACGAGTTCTCATCTGACGAGACCATGGCAGGCGACTCGAACACTGCTGCTCCTACTGAGAAAGCAGTTCGTGGTTTCCTGACTCGCGGTAAGATGGATGCCACCTCTGGTATCCTGGTTCCCCCGCGTGGTGCTCAAGCTTCTCGCCCGACTGGTGGTGACCTGATTGAAGGTGGTCTCCGCTACGATACCGACGCCGATGGTTTCGAGTTCTACAATGGTTCTGCTTGGTTGCCTCTGGGCGCATACGCCAATGTCGATGCAACCTCCAGCGTAACCCTTGCTAACAGACAGCAAGCTTTCTGCAACACCTCTGGTGGTGCATTCACGGTTACTCTGCCTGCGTCTCCTGTCAAGGGCGACTCCGTTAGAATCTTTGATGTTGGTGACGCATTTGATTCTAACAACCTGACCATTGGTAGAAATGGCAACCCGATCATGGGTGATGCCTCAGACATGGTTGTATCCACTGAGGGTGCTGCTTTTGAATTGGTCTTCTACGATGGCACACAGGGCTGGAGAATCATCACCATCTGATTCTTCAGTGGGGGAGGGCAACCTCCCCTTCTTTTCGTAATGTTTTGCATAAATACTAATACGACTCCACCATTTACGATTAAGAGTAATGGCAAATTATCAAAGTTATAAACAGATTCAGGGGGACGCAGCTGTCATTCCCAGTTCATTGGGACCTGGACAGGTTGTAGGTCTCTCTACTGGTGTAGCCCACCAATTCTTCGTCTTTAATGGTAACCATTATGATGGATGCAATGGTGGTTGCTGTCTTCTTTGGACAGTTCCCGCTAGAGCAACCACAGTTCGATTTGAGCTGACTGGCGGCGGTGGTAGTGGTGCTCCTGGCATTTGTTGTGCTAATGGTCCTGGTGGTGGATCTGGATCTTACGCGACCAAAACTATTTTTGAGCACTGCAATCACTTCACTCCTGGTTCCAGTCGTTACACGATTTGCTCTGGTGGATCTGGTTATTGCGCTTGCTGTGGTTACTCTCATGCTTATAACTGCTGCGGCACAAAAGGATGTACTTCATTCGTCAATCCTGTAGATGGTGGTGCAGGTGGAATGAGTAACTTCTGTGCTCAGGGTGGTTCCTGGGGATGGCACCAGTGCGACGGTGGTTGTTACTCCTGTAGCAGACACACTCAGTGTCAAGTATGTGTCAGTACAACTTCTTGCCCCAACAATGTTTGTGGTTGTCATGGTAGCAACCCTGGATACACTAATGGTTCCACATCGTTCGGTATTCCTGGCGTACAAGGTAGAAGATACAATAACAGCTACTGCCGTGGATCAACTCACTCCTGGACTGGTCCTGCTGTAGGTCCTTGGACTGTTAATGCCCCAGGTGGTGATGATAGTTGTTCAGTAGGTACAGCTCGTGGTTGCTGCAGAGGTCACGCTATCTTCCCAGGTGGTGGTGGTCACTCGCCGTTTAATGATGGCGGTTGCTGCTGGGGTGGTTTTGGACAAGGTGGTCTTGTAGTCGTCTCTTATTGGGAATAATAACGGAGTTCTAAAACAATGGCATTTAAATCTTCAAATATTAAATTAGAAGTCTTGTATCCCGTTCCCACTGAGTACATGGGCGACGAACAAGACAACGACGAGGTAGGCATCGCCACTTATGTTGGTCCTAGATATCTTAGAACTCGCTGGTCATCAGATGGTTCTAACCTAACATCGTGGGGTGTATGGGATTGGGAAGATCCAAGTGGATTCATGCCCTGCCCTGTTGACTGCACAGAGGTCAAGCTTGATGCTACACAGTATCCCATTCATGCAACTGTTCTCTGGGGTCCTAGGTATCCTGGAGAGAGAATGGATGTAGTGTGTGGTCCAGAGAGTGATCCAAATCCAAACATCTGTGACCCTTATTACATCTGTGAAGCTCTAGAACCTTCTTCTTGTCACTATGATGTAAAGACAGAATCTTGGTCAACTCCATCATTCAGATCGCTGGGGGCAGATATGAATGACTGGGCATCAGTTCGTTTGCGTAGAGACATGCTTCTCGCTGAATCCGATATCGCTATTCCCCCCGATGATGCTCCAGCAGCTCTTAGGGCAGAGTGGGTAGCATATCGTCAGAAGTTGAGAGATATGCCTGCTGATTGGGCTGGTGTTGGAACCTCTACTTATCTGGTGGTGTATCCTTTTGATCCTACAGTTTCAAAAACAAGAACTCCTGGTGTGACTGAACCGAATATTCAAGAAAGAGATTACAACTTACCAGATCCAGAGTAATCTAAATTCACTTTTTAATTTCAAAATTCTGGGAAAAATTTTTCCAGAATTTTTTTGACTATGAGGGTTTTATGTTTGAAGTAAATGAAAAATTTGATATTACTGTTGTCTCTGACATCGGTAATGAGAAAAGATGTGCATTAATTATAGATAACTTTTATAAGGATCCTGATTCCATAAGAGATTATATTGAGACTATTAATCTCAGTCAGGATCCTGACCTCATGGGAGGTATCTCTGGGTGGAGAGCTTATGCAGTAAACTCTGAAGTCAGAGATAATCTCAAACCAGTATTCGATAATTTAAAAAAGCAACCGATCTGGAAGAAAAAAATTATAGAAGGGTTGTGGGAAGATAACTGGAGACAGTTAAACTTCATGTGTAATGTGATGGATCATTCCAGCAGAGATGTCGGTGGTGGTATCCCACATTCTGATGGATTTGATGTTCATTTTGGTGGTATAATTTATTTAAATAAACCAGATGAGTGCCATGGTGGGACAAGACTTTATTCTGTAGATGGTAGGCAGAGCACTTGGGGACTGGATGGAGTACAGAATTTATATAATGAGTATCTCAAAAAAAGATGGGAGAATGACGAAGGAGAAGGATGGAAACTTGAATTAGAGTTTGAGATGGTGTATAATAGATGTGTACTTTACGAAGCTGATCTTATTCATGCCCATTGGTATGATGAGGATGCATTTACCGAACACTTGAGACTAACTCAGGCTCTGTTCATGTAACTAAATAAATCGTTGAACTAAAATAGTATGAGAGCGAAAGCATTTTTTATTAATGGTGGTGCTGGTCGAGTCATTACTTCCATTCCTGCTTTAGAGAAGTATGCAGAGAGTCACGATGATTTTGTCATCGTTGCTGAAGGTGGGATGAACTTCTACAAATCACATCCTATTCTTCATAAGTATGCATACGATAATTGGCACAAAGGTCTTTTTGAGGACAAGTTAAAAGACAGAGATTGTGTCTCTCCAGAACCGTATAGGCGTTGGCATTACTACAATCAAAAGTGTAGTCTTGCCCAAGCTTTTGACATGGAGATCAATGGTTTAGAAGAACCTAGAGATCTTCCAGCGCCTAATATTAAATTGTCAAAGTATGAGGCAATCGCTGCTCTTAATACTGTAGAAGAAGTAAAGGCAAAGACTGGTAAGGATAAGGTAATTGTTGTTCAACCTTTTGGTAGAGGTGTTGAGGTTCAGGGGGAATATATTATTGATGCAACCTCTAGAAGTTTTCACTTAAGTTATCTCATTGATATTATCAATAATCTCAGAGAAGATTATGCGGTTATTATCATGAGTGAGTTTCAATTCCCAGTTGATAAAGATGCAAGTAAAATTCCATGTGGTTGGCCACAGACTGACATTCGTACATGGGCAGGTATTATTGAGCAAGCAGATCACTTTTTAGGTTGTGATTCAGTTGGTCAACACATTGCAAAGTCTGTTGGAACCACTGTTACAGCTGTGATTGGATCTACATATCCAATCAACATTTCTTATCCCAATGATCCTTCCTTTGATATCATCGATCTTGGTGAAGGGAAGAGAACCTTCTCTCCTATCAGGCTGACTACAGAAGACTATCAGGATATGATGAATGATGAGTGTATGGAGATGACTGAAGATGATATCAAAAAGGTTATTACATCATGTAGAAAGAGATTAGGAAAACCAAAACAATACTCTGGTAATCTTACCTTTGAGGACCAACCAACTAAAACTAACTGCTGTGAACCTAAAGGATTTGGAAAATGACACAATGGATTGCTGGAATTACTCGTGGACACAACGCTGGTGTTTGTCTGCTTAAAGATGGTGAAGTTGTATTTGCCCTTGAGGAGGAGAGACTCTCTAGAAGAAAGTATGATGGAGCTCCGCTTCTCTCCATTAATAAAATCCTAGAGTACACTGATAAGTTAGACTACCTCGTCATTGCACACACGCAAGAGATGAAGGAAATGGGTTTCCGTATGGATTATTGCGGTGAAGATCCATACACAGCTCTTGCTAGGAAACATGGATTGATTGACGATGTTAGTTATGATCAAGACAATGAGACTCACCCTCAAGTTCTAGATTATGGATCTATTCACCATAAACTTCATGCATCTTGTGCTTTCTACAGGTCTGGTTTTGATAGTGCAGCTGCTTTAGTTGTTGATGGTGCTGGAACTTTTATTAAACACCATGCATACGGTCGTCCAGTAACTCTGTATGAGACTGAGACCATCTTTGATTGCAACTATCCAGACGATATCACCACCAAGTATAAACACTTGGGTGGAAATGAAATTAGAACTACCCTAATCGATACTCATTTTAAGACTGGTGTTATTGACAAAGATGATGAGGGTACATCTATTATGATTGCTGATGCTACTCCTGGCATCGTCAAGTTGTATGAGGCAGCGACTGATTATAATGGTTATCATGCCATTGAAGCTGGTAAAACCATGGGACTGTCTCCTTATGGAGAACCTAATGATGAAATTCC